GATAACCACTGAGCCTGCTGACAGACGCAAGGAGATGATTGCCAACTCGGAACCATGGGAAGGCTTACGTGAGAAGGGAGCCATCATCTGGGAAAAGGGCAAATGCAGGATTTCTGACGCTGGCCGTCTCGCCCTCCAGTCTCAGGGAGGAGACGCGCCGTGACAGATTTTGACGCCCTGCTTAAAAGAGCAAAGGAACGCTACGACGCCATGTCGCCAGAAGAACAAGCGGCTATGTGGGATGCGCAGCGTAAGAGTTTTGTCCGAGCCATGACGACGCCGTGCGAGCATGGGGTTCTCGATTTCGAGGATTGTGAAGATTGCCAGATGGGCGCGGTGAAGGCGCTAGAGGGCGGAAAATGAACCTCTCCGTGCCCCAACGAGACTATCTCGAACTCCTCACCGAACGCCCGTCTAATAAGCCGACAATGCCACGCAACTGGTGGAGGCGACTGCGAGACGACAACTGCTTCGATGTGATCGGAGAGGGCGTCTATATCAACGATACGGGGCGGGAAGTTCTGGAGCGGAGAGAGGGGGGTGACGTGAGATGATGATCACGAAGAGACAATACGAAGCGCTTGACGAAGCTTGCGCATCAGGCAACGGCGTCATTTCCCAACGAACACCAGCAGGCACAATCAAGGCTCTGGAATACCGTGGCTGCACTCGCAACTGCCAGATCACCGAAATCGGACTGGCAGCGATGCGGAGTTATCGCCGCAGGGTGGCTGCGGTAAAGGTGCCGGAGGGCGAGACGTGAAACCAGGAATGTTGATGTTATTAGGCGCCGCATGCGGGCTTACTGGCGTGGTTATGTCGATAGCCGGCCATGATGCCGCTATCCTGATTTTCGCTGGTGGTGCGCTATTCGGCAAAGGCTACGGCATTTGGGAGGAGCGGGACGGATGACGGCGCTAGAATCCCCGATATCCCCAGCCGCCGCCGTTGCAAAGCTTGCGGAAGCAGGCATAGCGATATCTGAGCGGACGCTGCGTGAGCGCGCTCGCCAGTTGGGGGCTTGCCGCGTCATCGGCAAAACTATGTTTCTCATGCCCGAGGATATCGACAGGATATTCGCCGCGGCAAGGCCGGAGCCAAAACCATGCCGAAACTCCGCAAGCGAAAAGGTGGCATCTACAGCTACGATTTCACCGTCGATGGAGAGCGATATCGCAAATCTACGGGAACGACTGATAAAAGGCTCGCGGAAGACATCGCGATCAAAGCCGAAAACCTCGTCCGTCGTGCTGTTGTCCACGGCCAGGAAACGGTCTTGACCTTTGCCGACGCTCTGACGCTCTATGTTGACGATGGCAAGGATACCCGCTTTACGGTCCCGCTTCTGGACTATTTCGGGAAGTGGAAATTTATCGACATCACAGGTCCTGAGATCCGCGCCGCCGCAAAGAAGATTTATCCAAACGCTTCGCCAGCAACGTGGAACAGACAGGTGATTACGCCCATGAGGGCGATCATCAACCACGCAGCGGATGCTAAGCGCCTACAGAAGATTTCTGTATCTCGGTTCAAGGAAGAGCGCACAGCCAGGCCGGCCGGGAACAAGGAATGGCTCGATGTCTTCCGCGAAAAGGCAATCGAGCTCGGGATGCCAGAGACAGCCGCAATCGCCCGGTTCATGTTCGAAACTGCCACCCGCGTTTCGGAGGCGTGCCGCCTGCAGTGGGATGATGTGGATTTACAGAACGGCATTGCCTATCTCGCAAAAACCAAGACGACGCCGCGGAAAGTCTTTCTCACCCGAGCTATGGTTGTTGATCTGGCGAATATCCGCAGCCTGAACCCCTATCTGGTTTTTGGCGCGGCCAATCGATCGACGGTCAAGAAGCGCGTGGACAAGGTAATCAAGGAGGCGGGGCTATACCGGCTCACCAGCCACGAATTCGGTCGGCATGGATTCGCAACGGAAATGATCGTGCGCAACGGCGTGGATGCCGCGACTACTGCAGATCATGGCGGATGGAAATCCCGGCGGCTACTGATGGAAACGTACGTGGAAGGTGACGCCGGGAGAGAGGTAATTGACCGGGTTTTTGGCGATCGCGGCAACGTGGCGTCACACGGCACAAAACAAGGCAACGAATTTTCTGGCAAAAAGAAAGGAAATACAGTATCTTAGAATGGATTTCCGAAGCGTCTAAATACTCCCTTAGCAGGGGAGCGCCTTCGACCACTCGGCCACCTCTCCGGTAGCCGCCTGATAAGGGCAAACGCTTTGGCGATCAAGCCTTTTCGTCATTCCTGAGAATTTTTAGCAAACACTGAACTTGCAGGTTGACGCAGGAACGAATCAAGTCCGCGCTGGCACGCGCGGCACATATACGTCACACACCAGTCATGGAATGTTCTCGCACGTAGCGTCACGGAGATATGATGACCGCAGAAGACATAATCGAGATGCTCCAGGCTCTGCCAGTTCGCGTCACGAAGGCTGCGCGGTTGGACAGGAAGGGAATCCCTACCACCAACCTGTACTTCGTCCAAACCGACTGTGCCGAAGGCCACATAAAGATCGGTGTGGGCGCTAATGTCATTTACCGCATCGCACAGATGCAGACAGGGTGCCCATACACACTGAAACTCCTGAAGATCGTGCGCAACGCATCTCACTTTGAGAAGGCTCTTCATGCAGAGTTCGCCGCCGACAACCTTCACGGCGAGTGGTTTCGAAAGACGGACAGACTCCTGCAGGTTATCGATGTGCTCGAAGGATTTGACCCATGTCCACCGCCTCAACCGATCGACTTGATGGCGATGGTGACTTTCGGCATGCAACCCACTTCGTAAATGGGGAGCCATAACATGGAACGCATAGCATCAGCAGTGGTGAAAGTTGGAGGAGCGAGATGAGCGATTTGAAATTGCCAGCAGTCCCGGTTGAGCCGGATGTAGTAGACCGCATCGCGGCCGAGATTGGCCTACAGGTAGGACACCATATCGAGACGATGTATCCAGCGATGACGAAGAGCGTTGCATGGGATAGCGCGAAGAAGTCAATCCAAGGGCTTATCCGCAACGCCGTTGCGTCTGCGGGACGGGCTGCTGAGCGTGGTGAGATTGACTACTGGATCGCCCGCAATAAAAAGCACCGAAGGGAAATCAACCGAATGCGGAATGCCGCTGACGATATCCCATGGTGAAAAGGAGGATAGCGATGAGTGAAATACCTGACGATATCTGGAAAGCAGCCGAGGCAGCGGCAAAGATGATCATTACCGCAGACGAGCTGAAGGTGAATTCGTATCGTGTCTATGACGCGGCTATAGTCATAGCCAATGCCATTCTTGCCGAACGGCAGAGATGCGCAGCGATTGCAAGAAGGCTTGAGGAAGAAACCTGCTACCCTGAGAGTGCTACCGCTGGATGGATAGCGGACGCTATCCTCTCCCCAGCAGAGAAGGAGGCCAAGTGATGAGCAACCGTTCCATCATCGAGTTGAACCACGACAACGTTCATGAAATCAAAGCAGCGCGAGAGGAATTCGTGCGACTGATTATTCAGGCGCTCAACAGCGGCAGCAAACGAGAGTGGGAAGAGCTTGAACGTTTTGGCGTCCGACATGCAACAACAGCGCACCATTCGGACGAGCGCAAAGTCGTGACACGATATGGAGAATACCCACTGTGAGGTTCCGCAACGACGCCGAGATAATCTGGACTATTGTCCTCTCGCCTATCATGGCGATTGCGTGGCTGTGGCATTGGTGGCGGGACAGGAAGACTGAGGACGAAGAATGAAGCGGATTTTGAATATGATCTTAACGGCGTTCGGGGTCAAGACCGAACATACAACTGAAATAATCATCGAGCCGCCAAACAGGCTTACGCCAGACATCGTAGAGCGCATGATAGAAGCCGCAGGTCGTGACCGAGTTTTTGCGGAAGCGGAAAGGCTAGGATGGTTGATACCAGACACGCCGCCATTATGGGTGTGGGCTCAGATTGCCGCTCAAATCTGCGCTTCCGACAGCGCTAGAATGCAAATGACAATCGAACATTCGGTACACTAGGCATGGCCAACGAAACCGACCTAGCCACCCTCAACCGCCTCCTGGCAGAGCTTGCCGGCGCCCGTCTCTCATCTGGCGAGCATGTCGATAAAGACCTGATCGCAGATGTAGAGAGATTGAAGCGGGAGATCGTGGCGCTGTTTGAACGGAGAGAACGGAAATGACTGCAAGTGTCGTCATAGTTTGGCTTGGCTTTGGTTTAAGCACCGGCAAGTTTGATGAAAGTCTTGCCGTCTGGATATTCCAATCAAAAGACGCATGCCTCGCTCAATTGTCTTCATATGAAGAGGCAAGATGCATTCCGATAGCTACTACCAAAGAAGGCGCGGAGGCAATGATTAAAGAACTAAGCAGATGAACAACTGAGCGTGCTATCCCAATCCACCTTTGATGATGAAGCCAACAATCGCCACGACCAAAGTTCCGCCAGCGGTATACATAATCTTTGAAAACCCACCCTTGATGCTGTCAACGTCCTTTCGGATGGTGGACATCTGTATGTCGATCGTGGATATCTTGGTTCCAATGCCGTCGAGCGCGTCGGTCTTCCGCTCAATCTTGTCGAGCCTGGAATAGAGCACTTTGTCCCGCTCGTCTTCTCTGGCTCGGACTACCTCATTGCTCTGCTCTTTCGCTTCCAATATCCTCACCCGATGCTCCAGTGCATTATGAGCCGTCGTGAGCGCGGATATGGATTCGCCCAATCGGATTTCGTTATCCGATAGCTTCTTGAGCAAATCCTTGATTTGTTCATCGGGAGAACTGCTGCTTTCCGGCATCCTGCCTGTCGCCTTTCATGCGCTGCTGAAATCAATTGCCGGCGAACTTGGTTCGCAGATCGTCGTGAAAGGCCGCGCATCCATCAATCTGCCGGTCTATGGCGTCGGCATTGGCTTCCCAGCGCGCATCGATCCAGCGCGCCTTGTCGCCCGCCTTTGGCTTCACGCGCTCCATGTGCTTCCGGCATGCTGCAGGGAGGTCAGGAAGCTGTGTTCTGGCTTCAGCCTTGCCCCTGGTATCCGCTGCGGAAATCAGGCGCGCCTTAGTGGTGCCGCACCCAGTCATCATCAGAAGCATTCCAGCCATCATCGCAGCCGCCACCGCTGGCGTTTGACTTAGAAGCCGCGGCATCGTCGGCAATGCGTTTCTCCAGTTCGGCATGAGCTTGATCCTTTAATTGTTCGGCCGCAGCAAGGCGCTTGCGTGCCTCTTCGAGAGATTGTTGAGCGGCAAGCCTGTCGTGCTCCTCACGGGCAGCCTTTGCCTCCGCAGCCGTCTTTTCCGACAGCGCGACATAGCCCTCAAGGCGATGGGTAATTGCGCCATCGATCACTTGGCCGATGAAAGGGAGATGCAGGCCTTCGTAATAAAGGACGGTGGCGAGCACAGAGACGGCCGTGAAGCCAAGGGCAGCGAGGAGGCTTTTGATCATGGCGTTTGCTCGCTTGTCGTTGTCAGCGTTGCGACATTATCGGTGACTTCCGCTTTGACGGTGGTTTCGGTATTGGCCGGCGGGCCAGCGATGTTGGTCTGCTTCGCCACGAAATCGGCGCCGAATGCCATTGTAGCCAGTGTGAACACATAAGGCTCCATTGACTGCCAAGCGCTCAATGCTGCATCTGGCACAAGCTGTGTAGTCGGTAGGCGGTGCATGAGGTATATGCCCCAAAAGAACCACGCGAAGAACACTGACGAAGCGAACTCGCGCTTAAGAGTGGATCTCGATATATAAGCCCACATGTCAGCCGGCCGCGTCGATCGCGGCGAGGAACTTCTTTCCGTAGCCAGCAATATCGTTTGCGCGGTCTGTCCCGTTGATGATGCGGCGGGCGTTAACCCAATCAGAAAGGCCGCCCTTGAAATAATCGGCCAGTTTCTTGCCGGTAAAGCTGCCTTTCGTCATGCCAACGAACATGATCTTGACCGCAGTCGCCGTCTCCAGAGCCTTATCCGGGTTGTCAGCAATGCCAAATTCGGCATAGTTGTTGTGCCCAGTGATCTGCACAAGGCCGCGGCCGCGGTACTTAAAGCCGTCCCCATCGGCGGCCGGGGTGTTGCCGAGGCGCTTTGCGAGATCGCCGGTATCGTACTTGTCGAAATACTTGCGGCCGCCATATTCGGTAATCGGCTGCATGGTGTGGGCTGTTTCATGAAAGGCAGTCGCCAGCATGTAGGCGAGCCAGCGCTGATCGGTCAGCCCCTCCGCTTCCCACTCGTTCAGGACAGCATCCATGCCCTCGACCTGGGGCTGAGATAGCTTGCCGCCGAACAGCGAGGTTCGCACGGCGTCATAGAAAACGCTGCGGTTCATGGTTGTTTCCTCAGTTGTAAATGGAAAAGAAAAGTCTCCCGCTCGCAACGGTTCACGCCGCACCAATTGCAGTCAGGTAAGAGTTAAGGGCGTTGTACATGACAAGCACCTCTGCAGCGGTCAGAGAAGCGCCATAGAAGGCGGCGGCGTATTGTCGGGTCGAATATGATCCGAACGTTCCGTTGTCGTTACGGGCGCCGATATTGAACGCGAGCGTTGACACCACGTTTGAAGCAACCGTCCCGCTTGTCAACAAGGAACCATTGGCATAGTTCGAAAGCGTGTTGGCGTCCGAGCGGACACCGACAAATAGGCCAAGACTAGACGAGTTCGCCGGATTGTTTCCGTTACCGGCCGAAACGTCGACGCGGTTCAAAAACAAGCCGCCAGCGGTTCTAATCAGAATGGTACAGTCCTGTGTGCCAGAGCCTTTCGCGCCGAGATCAGTGACGTCAGCGGCACTATTTGTTCGCGACCAGACGCCAAGGCTGGCGCTATTCTGAACGAGTTTCGGAGAAGGTGCAGACGATGGCGTGAAGCCCGTCGCTAGATAACTTGATGTGCCATTACCCTGGTAGCCGCGATCTGCCGTGAAAGTTGGGGCGTTGGTCGGCGTCAGATTGTAGAGATTGGCAATCCAGTTGCGCTGTGCTGCCTGTGCGGTTTCCGCCGCCATAACGTAGAGCGCATCAAGTTTTGTGAGCAGGCTTGTCCCAGTGGATGGATACTTAAGTGCCTTGATCAGATTGTCTATGAGCGAGGCACGAGCAGATGTTGGCGGCGTCGTAAACCGAGCGAACAGCGCTTGCGTTTCCGCCTCGAAGGAAACCCCGCTTCCAAATATAGGGCTAATACCGATCCCAAGGGCAGTCCCCATTGCATGCTCCAATCGTAGAAAAAGGCGCACAGAGGCGCGTGGATCAAAGCGACCCGAACGCCGCCAATTGCCATGCGCTACCGTCGTAGACGACTTCGCACCATTGCCCGGTCGCCAGGTTCTTGAGGCCGCCCACGATCAGGTTGAATGCACCGCTGCCGGTCCTGAAAACCACGAAACGGTCACCCTGGACGGCGTTCGTCGTGCTCAAGGTTATGGTACGATCGGCGGTCAGCGTGCCGGTGTGTTTGGTGTAGACTTGTGAAGTCCCCGGCGTCAGCGTGAAGCTGGCATCGGTGGCTACTGCCGCATAGACAGCCGCTTTTTGCGATAGCCGCCGCACCGTTCCATCGCTGTACTTTGTTTTCTGTGAGTTGTCGGCGCTATCAATATATACGTCAGTGGAACCTGATGGCGTGCTTGGGGCGCTAATACCCTCAACGAGTCGCACGCGGCTATGTCCTGTGCCGCCACGTAGGTAGTTTGTGCTGTAGAGCTGGTCGATCACTGCCACTTGACCAGAGCCTACGTTTCCACCATCACCCGGAACTGAAAAGGCCGGGAAGGCCCCGCTAGTCAAGTTTGCGCCATTCAGAAAATGTATGACGACAGTACGTCTATGCATTGGGATTTGGAACTGAGCAGTGGCAGTTGCACCTGATCCACCGCCACCAGTAAGGGATACTGAGGGAGCAGATGTGTAGCCTGACCCGAAGTTCGACATCCGTATGCCGACAACTGCACCCCCCTGATCGATGTACGCCGTTGCCGCAGCACCCGTGCCGCCGCCGCCTGAGAACCCCACTGCGGGTGCGGAGGTGTATCCTGATCCGGCAGCCGTAAGGTTACACCAGGCGATCTTTCCTTCCATCGACACATAAGACTGCGGCTTTAAGGAGTTGACCGTTGGAGTACTATCTGCATTTATAAATTCATCAAACAGGTCTGGAAGGACGAGAGCATTCGCTGAAATAGAGATGCTGCCCCACGACAGGCCGTTCCATGTGTTGCCCTTGACATGAGCACCTCCGCTCGGGCTGTGCACCTGGATCGCGAGTGCTTGCGCAGCCGTCACGCTAGAGCCGTCAGTGACCCAGAAGTTATTGCTTTCGACGTTCACATTGGGAAAGCCGTCCGTGACGTAAATACCACGGGCGCCAGACTTTAGACCGATCTGGTTGCCTCTGAGTGTGATGTTGCTGCCGGTTCCCTGGAATGCGACGCCAGAGCCATCAGTGTCTACCGGAGAGCCGGAGATTGCTGCATAGGACTGATCAGTGAGGATATTACCCTCGTACAATGAGTTTTGCGACGCACCAATATTCAGTCCTGTGCTGCCCCTGTTGATGGTGTTACCGCGAACGACGCTTTCCGTGATCTGCCCGCAATCGATAGTCCAACTGCAATCTGCCCCGCTCTGCCGCAAACCTTCAAGTGCGTTGCCTTCGATAGTTAGGCGATTGCCAACTGCGAGCATTGCAGCACTATCGTTCTTTTCCGCTGTGTTGCCTTTTGCAAGAATGTCCTCACCACAAATAACAAGACCGTAGGCGGTATTTTCCCAACAATGATTTGCCTGAACTGCAAAAGAATGAGCATCTGGGTTACCAGCTCCCCATCGGGTGCCAGAACCATTCAAATTAGTCTTGTTGGGATTGCCGATCGTTAGCCCGCTGCTGCCGTTTCCCTTGCACCGATTGCCGATTGCCGAGCCACGACGGACCTGGCGCAGTAGAGCCGCATCGTTGAAATCAACGGTGATACCGTTTTCAGTGTTGCCATTGGCCGTATTCCCTTCGATTTCGAAATTCTGGCCATGCTGTACCCAAAGGCCGGATTTGGCGTTACCATTGAAACGACAATTGACAATCCGGCGGCGAGTGTCTTGATCTACGCCTAAACTATCCTGTGTCCCAAGGACGGTGCAGCCATAGCCTAAATTGGAACCGATACCGCCCGTGAACTGACTTTCCTCCACGTCTATATCAAGGCAGTTTGCGCCGATCAGAGCGTTCCAGACATCACCACCTTGACCGTTACCATCGATGATGATGTTGCGCATGTAGAGTGAGGTGTTGTCGAAGTTCTGCCATGCGCCGGAAACCGATGCCACCGTGCGACGCAGACGCGTACCGCTTCCGTCGCCGATCAGACGGAGTGCGCCGCCCCAAGAAAACTGACTCCCATCAAGGTCAATAGTCCCGGGTGGAAGGATTATTTCGCCGCCTGCCGCAATGGCTGCTTTGAGTGCTGCAGTATTTGCGGTAGCTGAATTCGTAGTCGATATACCAGGAAGGTATAGGCCTAACCGAATGTAGGGGGCAACAATCGCCTGATCAGCCGCTTGTGCAAGTTCGTAGCTCATATCAGCTGCGCCGCGTGAGAGTGATGTATTGACCGTTCAAAAGAACGGGTTGGCCGTTAAGGAGCAGGGCGTTGGCTGGCACACCCCCGCCCGTGTCAAAAGACACGCCTATTCCAATCCCAATGATCAATCCCATGGGAGTTCCTTTCGGTGTTCAGTTGTGGGGATATGAAAAGGGCCCCAGAAAGGGAGCCCTGAAACTCGTTATTGCCAGTCGCGTTGATTGAACGTATTGCATCCGCTTTCGAGGAGGCGCCGACGTTGAAAATTCCAACAGACACGGAAGTTAGCGAACAATTAGACGCTTATTTCAACTGCGTACGCGGTGCTTGCGAGACGACCGGCTTTAGTCCTGGTTATGTGAACCTGCTCGTTGGATCGGAAGTTTTGCCGGATCGAAAACTGATCCCCGGCATTGAGAGACTGCGAGAGCTAAAGCAAGGTTATTTGCGAATGGTACGCGACCGGTCAGGGCCACTTTAAGCCAGGACGGTTGCCCTGTCCTCACCAAGCACTTCCCTGGCCCGAGGGAGCCACGATGCGAAGCCAGACGTGCCAAGGGTATGGTAAATCAAATCCCTTGATTCAGGCAGACGTGATGATGGGCGGCGGCTTGTAGCACGCAGCCACATCATAAGATCGTTCCATATTTCGGTGTCGTATGCCTTCTGATCCCAATGCGCCTTGATCTTGATCCCCATGCCTTCGAGGGAGTCGAGCAGCGCTGGCATGTTCATAAAGCTTATCCCGATTGCCGGCGCTGGCTTACCTGCCTCCGTCAGGCCGTAAACCATCCCGCCTACATGATCGAGATATTCGAGGGACCGCGACCGCGGGCGGATGAACGCCTCAGCAAGCTTGAAGCCACGGCGGCGATTGATCACTGTTACATCTCCCAGCGCCCTGCCCATAAGTTGGGCGCCATGGAGCGCAGAGCCCTCCGCGAAGATCAAGCGTTCTGCCTCGGCAAATGCGCGAAGCTGCTCAACAAGTGGCGCTGTTTCCGGCCTGAATATCGTGATGCCAGCGGCGCGAATTGCAGCCTCGAAAGTAATCTCCCCTGCAAACTTTCCGGCAATTCCAGCACGAGAAACGTAAACCGTCCCCCGCCTGTCAATCCTGCCGAAATGTCGATCCATGATCGCGTCCAAGAGATCGAGATACCGTCCAGACGGGCCGAGATCGGGCCCCCACTCGCCTTGCGGCGCGACGTTGATCTCATGGAAAAGCGTCGGCTCTGTAACGAAATGAATGCGCTCGCGCTCGATCTCGAACCAATCAAGCAGCATTTGAGAAAACCACTTCGGTGCCGTGTCGATATCTTTGACAAGATTGACGCGCTCTGACGAAAAGACGAGTTTGGCGTTCTCAATCTCTGCAAGAGAACCGGCGATGCGGGTTGCGTAGTCTGAAATCCCATGACCGAAATGTGCAGTGATCGGGCCGGCCCACGTCCATCCGTCGCCTGATATTGTTGCTTTTGGCTCCTCGCTGTCTGGCAATGTATCCGCTGGTGATGGACCGCGATTGAACCTTGCTCCTTTCTGCATGTCCCAGCTCGGCCAAATCGGGCCGCCTTTATGGTCATATCCCCCGAGAAGGTTCCGCAGGAGGCTTTCATAAGGAACAACGACAGTATTTTGGAACGTGAAATATGCCATGACAACGCCTCATTGAAGGCGCCGTTTTATCCTCACGGTATTGGTTTGCCAAGATCAGCCGGAAGAAACGCGAACGACGCGAACCCTGATCGTTCCGGCTGACAGATCGCGCGTGCCGCCGCTCTCGTTCTGAAACCGGACGGATACGGTATCATTGGCGGACACCCACGCGGTCATCAGGACATCTGACAGGGCCACGCTGAAGGTGGCATCGACAAAATCACCTACCTTTGCACCCGTTACCGTGACAGTGGTCGTGACCCCAGCTCCATCGGCAAGCGAGGCAGGGTCATAGACCGCCGAAGCAAAGAGCGGCTTGTTGTTGAGAACCGTGTTAGCCCCGGTGACGACATAGCTATCGACAGTCGGATTTTCGACAACGTTGTCAACGAAGTAGTTGTAGTCGGAATTCGTTGATTCGATAAAGCCGCGATTGTCGTCCTTGGACATGTTGGCTGTCAGTACGTTGTGCGTCGATCCGGTGCCGGAATTGTCCTCAAGCCTATACGCGTTGCCGAGATTGGCCTTCGACATGTTGCCAGTCAGCGTGTTGTACGTTCCGCCATGCAGGTAGAAGCCATGACTTGCGCCGCCCTTAGCAACGTTCCCGGTAATCGTGTTAAAGGATGATGTTTCGATATTGACCTGAACGCCAGTCGTTGTGCCAGTCGCCACGTTCGCAGTCATGGAACTATAATAGACGTCGCGGAAATACAGTGCGTTCTGTAACACTCCCGTTACAATATTGCTCGACACAACGCAATGATTGCTATCGGCATGAGGATCGGTCGAGCTTCCTGTCGTTGTGGCCCCGATCATAATGCCATTGTTTGCTGCTGCACCGTTTACTATGTTACCAACGACTGTAAGGCGCTGCCCACCAACATGAATGCCGTGGTTTTCTGAATCCACAATCGTATTGCCGGAGATTTCGACATCAGCGTTGTCCACGGAATAGCCGGTAATGCCATCACCACTAGGACCAGGCTGGCGGATCACGTTGCCTTTGATTGATCCCTTGACGCCAACGGAAAAGATGATCCCAGCTCCGGCCGGGTTATAAATCTTGTTGTTGTCAATCGAGAAATCGAGTGCGGTTGTCGTGAGGCAGATGCCATGTTGCCCAGGACTGTCAACCGTATTATCGGATATGCTGATATCGGATGCCTGCCGAATTCGAATGCCGTCTGACGTCGGCGCATTGATATGCAGGTTGTTGATGTCGATCCTTTTCGCAGCCGTGCCTTCTGCAAAAACGCCATAGGCTGCGATGGAATTACAATTGATGTACCCCGGTCCATTAATCGCGATATCGGTAGCATCATCCGCGAATTCCAGAATATTTGTCGCGCCTGCGTATGCCGTGATCGTCGCACCATTGAGATCAAGAATGGTGCCTGAAGATAGAATAAGGTTTGTGACCTTGTAATTTTTACCCTTTGTAAGGCGGAGAGGAAGACCGACAGCAAGCGCCGCTGTCAGCGCCGCCGTGTCGTTTGCTACGCCATCACCTGTCGCATTGTGCATTTCTGGGGTGACGTACTCAATGGCGTATTGCACCTCAGCGCCGCTGCCATTAACGCCGTGGACCGTGGAAACTCCAGTTGTTGCAAGATCCTTGGATGGATAAACGGCTACAGCAAAACCAATCGTCATATTACCACTCCCTCACGATGAGAATGCCGGGAGTGCCAGCTCCGCCTGAGTAGTTCGTTGTGACTTCGTGGACGCCAGCGCCGCCGCCGCCAGCGCCATAGCCAAGCGCGTCACCACCGTCTGCCAGCGTGCCGCCGACGCCGCCGCGACCCCATGGCGAACTCCCGCCAATGCCGCCAGTCGCTGAGGGTGGAGCAGACGAATATGACGTCTGGCTTTTCATGTATCCGAGCGTGTCGAAATCAGCCGAGCCGTAGAGCGTCCCGCCGGAAAATGTCGGCCGGCCTGGCGGGTCCGCCAATCCTGCAAAGCTGGTATCAGCCAGCGCCCCTTTGCCTCCCTTGCCCACACCCCATGTGAACGAGTTCGTGCTATCGCTCCATGTCGTCGCCACGCCATCGTGACCATCGTTGCCGGAAGCATACGTTCCAGAGCCGCCGGCACCGCCTGTGCCGATAACGACAGTGCCTGTGGCTATGGCCCCCTTCGCCAGAACAGCCGTGTTCCCGAAGAAACCAGAGCTTCCGCCAGAGCCGCAGCCTTTCAGACCAGCACCTTGCCCATCCGCGCCGCCGCCGCCGCCGCCGCCGCCGACTGCCCAAATCTGGAAATAGCGAGACTTGGCTTGGAATGTATGCGTCCCGCTTGCGGTGTAGACCGTTTCGAGCCATGCGCCGTTGCGATAGAGCGCCTCGCCGTCAAGGGTGCGGTCTGTCCCGGTCGGAACATTGGCAGCGCTGATATGGACCGTCTTCGTCGTATCAGTGACATTCCGAACAGCGAATACGTCATCAAGCGGCGTGGTCCCGTCGTTTGTGCGCTTGAGGATGCGCATCAACTGCTGGATAGCATCACGCAGGTTCTTGGCGCTGTCAGCGTCGGTTATGCCAACGCCGCCCACGTCAGTGTTTGACGTGCTTGTTGCCGAGAAATCGGGGATTGTGTCTTTGGACATAGGAGAGCGTTCTCCGGTTTATGGGAGTTGCAAGAAGTCAGTTTGTCGAGATGATCAGAGCAGGGAGCCGAAACCGCCCACGCCGCCACCACCTCCAGGAGGGCCGCTAGGCGTTCGGGAAGAGTCAGACGATATTGCTGGTCCGAAATAGCTGGCAGTAACCTGATTGGGACCGAAACTGGTCGTGACGCCGTATTGATTTGTCACGGTCGTCCATCCGTTGCCCATTGACGTAACCTGATCGCCATTGTTGGCCGTCGCCGTCGTCCCAGCCGGATATGAGCCGCCCCAAATTCCAGCGAGGTTTTGCATGCCGCCGTTGATCTGGTTTAGGCTCGGAGGTTGCCCGCCGAGCAGGCCAGTCAAGCCGCCGTTCTTGTTCACGGCATTCCCGAGAAGCCCGCCAAGCATGCCGCCGATTGGCCCTGCGGCAAGTGTCCCGAGAAGACCACCTACGACCGTGCCTTTGTTGATCAGCCCGCCGAGCATGCCAGTCTTTGCCGGTGCCGCAGGGAATGCGCCTGAGAGCTTCGTATTCTGCTGCTGAGCGACGGCGGGGGTGTTTGCCGGCCCTGCGATCGTCTGCGTGTCTGTCGTGGCTGTGGGCGTGGCTGTGGGCGTTGCAGTGACAGTCTGGGTGGAAGCCGCCGGCATATCCCCAAGTAAGCCAGTCGTCTGCGGCACTCCTGCGATCTGCCCCGTTATCGACATCGGCGTTGCAGCGATCGTGCTCGCCGGGACAGATGTTGCAGGCAGGCTCAAGGATTGATCATAGGACGGCAGAGAGGTGGTAGCGGGCTGCTGAGCCGCTATGCTTGCCATCTCGTCCGCATAGGATGGCATCGGATTGCTAGTAACCGTTGCCGGTGCGATATCAGTCTTTTCAACCGGCGTTGCGGTCACGGGGTTGATCGAGTTGATCAGCCCGCCGGTTTCCTGCGCCTGGGTATAGCCGAACGGGTTGTTGATCGTCGGCGTGATGTTGTTCGCAACGACACGCTGCGCGGCGGCGTCGTAATAGGATTGCGGCATGGTCCCGTAATTGCGGGCGTCTGCCAAATCCTGCGCAAAGCTCGGCTCGTTACCGATGATGCCCCATGACGTGTCCTGCCCCGGTGTAAAGCTGGACGGATCGACATAATCGACATGCATCATGTGCGGCGAATTGGGATAGCCGAGCCCGATATTCGCCCCTTGGGTGGCTGCGGATTGGGCAATATCCTTCATCACCTGAACGTCGGTCGGGTCCGTCCATGACAGAATGTGACCGGTCGGGTCGGTGACGGTAATATCTTCCGCAAGCCCAGTCTTGTGGCGGTTCGACCCGAACTGAGATAGCCCGCCCTCTTGGCCGCTCGTGACTTGAATATTGGCACCTGGACCAAGAACAGACGTAACCGCAGCCTGCACTTTGTCGGAAACCGCCTGGTTGGCGGGATATGGCCGATTATAGCCGGTTGGCGTGGTATTGATCGGCGCATAGGACATCGGGGAGAATTCTTGCCCCGTGTCGGCCGTAACGTTGCTGTTTTCCGCTATCGTGGGAGCCGACAAAATCCCGCTGTTATAACTCGGCAGCCCGCCCAAGATGCCGGTAATGGCCTGCTGTCCCGGCGTCTGTGAAATGTCAGACGCAATCGGCGAAGGATTGGCAACAGCAGATGCCGCAAGCATCGCCGGATTGCCGAGAATGCCCGTAGGCGTTGCTGTGACCGGGTTGCCGAGGAATGACGTGGTGTTGGTCGTAGGATCGATCGTCGGCGCGAAGCGGGAAGCCAGCATATTGCTGTCAGCCGGCGTTACGGTGGACGTGACCGGCATAGGGCCAGCAGCAGCAAGATCGGAAAAGCTGTTGTAATGCGCCGTCGCTCCGAGCGGCTTCATTCCGGCAAGCTGTTGCGCCACATTCTCGCGCATGGCCTGCATTTCCGGGCTATTGATGCCGGATGCCTCGGGCGCTTGAACAGGATCGGCCGCAGCGACAGCGCTCCAATTATCAAGCGTTGGCATTTTCTGGCCTGGAACAGCGGCGGCTGACGCAAGCAGCCCCGGCGTCGTGCCGAGATCGGCAGAAGCTGGAACCGACATCGGTGCCGCAACGGGCTGCGCGCCGGCCAGCATTCCCCAATCGCTGACAGGAGCGCCCATGCGCTGCATCGGATTGGATAGCAGCCCAGCACCGCTTGCAAGGTTCCCGGCACCTGCCGACAATTGATCCATCGGCGAAGCAATCGGCGTTGCCATCGGGCCGGCGGCGGCGATGTTTGACCAATCCGAGACGGTCGGCGTCTTATACGATGGAACGGCGGTAGCCGATGCACTGAGATCAGGCGAGGACCCAAGCGCAGCAGTTGCCGAAGCATCCACAGGTGCCGCGGGAGGCGTGGCCGTCTGCTGTTGCGGGGCCATGTCGAACAGCGCACCAAGCAGTCCAGTCTTTTGCAGGTCTGGATATTGCGGCGGCGCTCCGGCAGCAGCAAGATCGGCAAAGTTATTGAGCGAAGGCGTCTTTACAGGCGCGCCAGCGAGCATTCCTGCGTTCTGCGCCTGATCATTGGCATATCCCGTCAAAGACGCTGGCAACGCGTTATAGGCCGGCATTTGCTGGTTTAGAACAGCATCGAACGGATTATCATTCGGCCCGTAAGGAGTCGGGACGTTTGTGATCGCCATTGCTGGATTTGGCGTGATATAGCCCTGCGTCGTCTTGATCGAGCGAAGGGATGGGTCGCTGAAATAGACGTGGCCGGCGGTGGTATCCACTTGCTGCAAACCAGTCGGCAAATTGTCTTGCGCCGCCGGAGTGCTGTAATATGTGGCATTATTGACCGGGCCGTTTGTCGCCACATAGTCAAGCGCTTGCTGCGCCAGATCGACGTAGCTGGACGCGCCAGGCGGGAGCTTGGAGTTGTACGCGTTGAACTGCGATTTTACCGCGGCAATATCCTGAATGGTCGTGCCGGTCAGCATCGCGCGGTTCTGCATTACACTGGCGATCGCCAATGCATCCCGCCAGCGTTGCTCAAGCGAACCTGAAACCATCTCGCCAGCAATCACTTGCGCGGGCGTCCGTGCGACTATTGTCATCGATTGCCTTTGGAGATTGACGGGAGACAGAAGAAGAGTAGAATTCGCGCCTTCAACAGAGGCCGTTTAATGCGCGCAATTGCGTTACTGCTCTTCCCGCTTGGGTTCTTTGCCTTCATCGGCTTCGGAATATTGGTAAGAACCGGAATTCAGGCAGTGGATGAGCAGTATGGAGATGGCGTCATGCTCTATTGCGTGGCAAGCGTCGTCTTCCTGTTCATTTTGGTTGCGTTACGAGTTGATATGATGGCAGCAGCGCGCCGCCAGTCAGGTACTTTCCGACCGCCTGAGCCTGCTGCTGGTTCAGATCGCCAGCCTGGTAAGCGTCCAATAGTCGTTGAAGGGCAGTCTGTGCGTCTTGACCGCGAGGGCCGGTAAGCACTTTCGCAATGTCGGCCCACACTTCAGATTCACGCGCCTGCTTTGCCGCCGCATCCATCCCCGTGAACTTCTGCACCGCCGTCTGTGTTGCGTTGACCGGCTTGCCTTCGAGAAGGCGGTTTAGGGGGCTGTCACCGTTGACACGCTCTTTGACTGCCTGATCTGTTTGCGTCCTGGCGAACGTCTTGGAATTGTCGGCAACCTTGGCTCTGAGAGTGAGGGCAGCTTGAGCCTTATCGAGTTGCGTGAACAGGATGTTTGCCTTTTGGTCGCCAAGCGCCGCAGAGAGCTTTTCGCGCGCGGCGCGGCTCGACATATCCTTCAGCGCTTTGGCAGCCTCTCTCGCGTCCACGTTCGGATCGCTTATCGCCTGAGTAACGTTCGCCATGGTATCGTCAATCTGCTGACGAAGGCCAACGGCGAGCTGCTTCCGCTCCGCGTCCGTCATGTCCTTTACCGCAGTCGCGACATCTTCGCGGGTCGTAGATGGGCTCAGCAGTTTGTAGCCGAGTTCGAGGGCCGATTTTTCCTCGATCGTATCGCCGCCGAGTTTCACTGCGTCAGCATATTCTGGAACAGCATCAGCAAGAGCCTTGCGCAATTGCTTTGCCAATGTGGATGCGTCGACACCTTCAGGTCCGATGATGCCGCGAACATCTTTTGACCGTTCTGCAATGTCGTTCAAGGCGCGCTTTAGATAGTCGGCCTGCATAACGTTCGGCATTTCTTTGAGGGTAACGGTCCCATCATCGGCGATGTCGGCCAAAATCTGCTGATTGCGCAGACCGCGGATGGTCATGCTGTCATTGGCGCGTTTGATTGCTGGCCCAAGGATACTGTCGGGAGTGCGGACAAATACGTCTTCGACATCACGGCCAGCGGCGCTGGAATAGTCGATCGGCTGCGAATACGCCTTGTTATAGGCTGCCTGCCGCGCGGCCGCACTCTTCGAATAGATGCTTTGCGCCGCTGTATCGATGCCTTCCGGCTTGCCGAACAAGAGATCCATGGTGCCGCGAAGTTTTCCCGAGGCTTCGGCCGCACGCTTCTGAACCGCAGCGCTTGCAATCTTTCCCGCCTCGCCGCTCTTCTGTACGGCAGTATCAAGCATGCCTGCCGCAGTGTCGCCAGCATCGGCAAGCATCGCGTCTTCGCCAGCTTTCTGCAGCTTTGTCATGCCAGTTTGGCCGAGCGTGTCGTCTGCGCTCGTGACATCGCGGAGGATGTCAGCCGCCGGCTTGGACACGCCAAGCTCTTTCAGGTTCTGATTGACCGTGAATGCATCCTTTGCCTTTTTGGCGAGCCATGATGCAGCGTCGGAAACAACAGGGGCAGCGGCGCCAAGGATTGCGCCAGTCGCGCCGCCCCATTTGGCGCCGGAAATAGCACTCTGAGTGCGGTTGTTATCCGTTGGCTGGGCATAATATGCTGCCTGAGCCTCGTGAAGCTTCTGAGCATAGGCATCCGCGTCTTGCGGGTTGTCAAACACGCCGAGGTGCTGACCAGTGCGGCGGAATTGATCGATAGCCTGCTGATCGGAGAGGATTTTTCCATCTGGAGAGACGGTCGGGACAAGGATTTCCTTGCCGTCCTGCTCGAATGACATCGACCGAACAGTGCTGATCGTGCCATCTTCGTTTTTGACAACTGGGCGCTTCGAAAGGTCAATGTTTCCTGGCTGGATTAGCCCCTTGAACTGACCCTGCGGTGCGGCTAGCGCGGCTGGCTTCTGCTTGTCCTCACCGGCACCATAGCCAGATACGGCGCCTTCAATCGCCCCTGTCGTGCCTCCAAGCGCGCTAGACAGCGCCGCGCGCCCAGCAAGGCCCATCTGCGCGGGCAGCGCCGGGAGGACTTCAGCGGCAAGCGGAACGGTCGTTAGGCCTGTCGCAATCTTTCCAGCAAGCGCAGTTTTGGGATAATTCTTGTCAGCAAGGTTCTGGCTCTCGCGCGCGACTGCAGTCTGGATTGTCTGGCTCTCATTCGGATGGTTTTGGGTATCATTGGAGGAGGAGAGATAGCCAGCCAGTTCGTCAACGTATTGGCCGAGGAAGGGCATCCCCTTTGCCCATGTGCCTGGAAGCGATCCTTTCGGAGTTTCTTGCTCAGCAAGCGCCTTTGCGTCCACCATGCGGTTTGTAGCGGGATCATACACCATGCCTTCAGGGACGCCGTTCTTGTCGGTCGGCCCCATATAGTTCTGGGACGAGACTTTGTTCAAAGCGGCCAATGCGGATTCTGCGCTGTCGGCCTCAACCTGAAACTCACCGTCCTGCGTGGTGATTTTGAACGTTCCCACTACTTCAGCCTCTGGATTGTGACTTGGTTTCCGTTCTGGTCAGTGGTGGAAATGGATTGGCCGATGCTGATGGCTGGGTACGTCTTCGGCTTTTCGATAATGTTGTTGATGTCGACGCCGGCCGGAGACGCCAGATTGCTATAGCGCGAGTTCGTAGTCTCAAGGTTCTTTTCAACCGTCTCATATTGCTTCTGCGCCGCGTCAACGAACTGCTGGCGCTGCTCGGGAGTAAGCCGCTCGCCATTCAGCGTCTTGTTGTACAGGTTGATGACCGTGTCGCTGAGGCCTCCAGAATTCTGCGCCGTTGCATACTCGCCTTCACGAACAACGGAAGTCGGGTCAAGCATCTTCATGAAGCCGTAGACAAGCCCGATGTCGCCTTGGGCTGTCCCAAGTTGCGATGACGTCCTGACTTTCTCGAAAGCATCGCGCGTAACGATATAATTCTTGACGTTCGGATCGTTGCGATACGATGTCGCCGTTTCGAGATTGTTCTTGAGGTTGTCGGATGGTGTCGGTGCGTTCTTGGCTGCGTTCAAATCCTGCTGCTGCTGCTGATAAGCCTTGAGTTCTTCAGGGTGATCGGTCCAATATTTCGTCGTTTTGACAGCCTCCGGCAGTTTGGCATTGGGATCGCTGAAATCTGCGGCAACCTTGATCTGCCCGCCCGGTGCATTCGTCTGTACGAGGCGTCCGTCTATAACAGTATATTTCGGCTTAGCGTCTTCTGTCTCTGCCTGTTTGCGCTTCAGCATTTCACCATAGGCAAGCGCTGGCGTCATCGCGCCAATGGAGACAGCATTCGCTAGATCAGGGTATGCCTGGAGCGCGGCAACGGTCTGGTTTTTTGTCGCCGTATCCTGCTGCTTCTGCTGCTGCGCGGTCACTGCCTGATTTGCGCCAAGGCCAGCATTCGCGATCTGCTCGTTCCATGTATTGCCAGACAGAAGGCCAGAGCCGAGCGCCAGCAAAAGCTGCGGCGTGATTTTCGAGTTCGGATCAGTCGAGAAAACAGGGAGCAGCGCCTTGCTCGGGGCCGGCGGATAATAGCCAGCGCTCTGATCAGAAGGGAACAGACCAGGGGAGAGAATAGCCATTTATTGCCCTCCGAAGCGAGCGCGCAACAGCGCCATGACTTGCGGCGAAAGGCCGGATGGCTCGCCCATCTGCGGCTGCTGGCCAAGCATCATCTGTGGCTGCATTTGCTGTTGCATCTGCTGCGGGATCGGTCCTTGAATGCCCTGCATCGGCATTTGCATCTGTGAGGCATTCGGCATCATCTGCGGCGCTTGAACCTGCATGCCAGGGCGTGCGCTCTGCGGCTGTCTAGCTCCTCCAAGATAGGGCGCAGAAGAGATAGAGCCGGGATTGTAGTGGCCAGTGTCAAACCCGCCGCCGCCGTTGTTCCCACCGCCATTATTGGTATTGTCGCCGCCCTTTCCATCGTTGCCACCGTTATTGTCGCCGGTCTGGTCATTGTTCGGATAGCCGAGCGCGTTGGGGGTAAAGCGCATGCCGGAATAGGTATCACCGAGAATGCCGTTCCACTGCTTCAGACCGCCGCCAAAGCCTTGATTAAGCTGCTGTGCGAGGGCATTGCGCTGGCCGGGGAGGAATGCGGACAGCAGGCCCATGGGCTGACCGTTTCCGCCGCCAGCTCCAGCACCGCCCAAATACCTGAAGCCCTTGCCTTCAAGATCAGGGCCGCCGATCGTGCCGGGGGAATGCCACTTGCCGGGGTCGCGGTCGTGTGTCAGAGTTACCGGGTTTACAGCCATGGGATTTTCCTTAAATCAAGCCGAGAGTGCCGAGTAGGCCGGCACCGGTAGAAATCCCGCCCAGCGTTTGCAGGAACGGATTAGGCCCTGGCGCCACGGTGACGCCGGTCGTATCCTTGAACTGGCCATTCAACCCAGCTACGCCAATCAGGCGATTGAGTGCATCCCATGGTGCGTTCTGCTGTGCCGCGAAGATGCGCGACCGATCATTGATCATGTCGGCATATTTCTGGTCATAGGCCGAGCCGACGCCGAGGCGCGTCTGTTCCGGTGCCTGCATGCCCTGATAGGCTTGCGTCATGTTGCCGAGACCGGCCTGACCTGCATTGAAAAGCGAGGATGAAAGCCCCTGCCTGTTCTGTACGCCCTGCTGGCCTAGAGCGTTGATTGCGCCGCCGAAGCCTTGGACGTTGCCCAAGCCCTGCTGCGAGAGAGAGGCCATGTTCTGATTGGCGGCATCGTGCCGGCCGAGCCAGTTGTTGTAATCGTTGTAGCGGAAATTATTGCTGAGATCGCCAATCTTCTGCGCCAAGACGCCTTCATGCACGCCGGAGCCATATCGGCCATTCGCCGCGGCATTGAGATTTACTGCGTTCGTGGCATCCCTAATTTCAGAGTTGAGGACGCCCTTTGCGCCGGGGTTGGCATTGAGGCTGTAATCCGAGTTTGCAAGCTGGCGATAGTTCTGAAGCGCTTGATCCTGCGTATTGGTGAGGCCGTTATTCCCCAATCCCTGCAATTGCTGCTGGAAGCGGTTCATCACATTGTCTTGAGCGCCTGACAGGCCATTCCCGCCGAGTTGGCGAAGCTGGTTCTGCATGTTGTTGAGCGAGCCAGACTGGTAGTTGTTGAAGCCGCCGTTATTGATGATATCCTGCAGATTGCCTTGCAGGCCCTTAGCGCCACTATTCTGATCGGCGATTTTGTTCAGGTTGCCATACGCCTGCGTGTCATAGGACGAAAAAGGGATGACATGCGAGCTGGTATCGACCTTATTGCCGACGCCGCCCATATACATCCTATAGGCATCATTCAGGCCCTGATCGATGAGCTTGACTGAGCCGGGATAGGGTTTAGCAGTGGTGTTTGTAGTGGTTTCTTGTGTTCCGCCAGGCATCTAAATCTCCACCGCTACGGTGCATCTGATCATGCGCACCTGTGGGAGGTGCTTCTTCAATTTCTCGAAGAGGATTGTTCGGCCAGAGGCCATCAACTGCCTCGCGCCGCCTGCCTTCGCAGTGACCGCGGCACGTTCGAACAAGGCCGTTACCCAGTCTTCGCCAGTTCGCATTTTTCCGTTCATGCCAACGAGCATGAGACAGACAAATTTGGCTTCCTCGAAGCGCCAGACAGACGCGCCGACAATGGTCGTCCCTTCATGCACCACGATGAGAAAGCCGGCGCCGGAGCGGCACATGACCCACAGTTCGGCAGCCGTGAAAAACGTGGGCGTCTTTTCTATGCACTTGATGACGTCTGCCGATATGAGCGGCCACAGGCCATCCACATCGGCCTGTTTTGCGACCGTGGCGCAGATCATTTTCCCTGCTTCAATGGCAGTGAGAGAATCCCATACGCGCCAGGGTTATAAAGCTCTTTCGAGTACCCACTAAGCAACGGATCGAGGCCAGCGGCAAGCAAGCCCTGCCCTAACATCGGCCCCTGTTGCAGCATGGACAATAGCCCCTTCGGCTTATTCTCTTCTGAATAGGCCCCAAAATTGTGAGACTTTGTCTGCGCGGCATTGATAGCCTGATCTAAATCATCAAACCGTGAAAATTTCCTGCCGTTCTTGTCTTCATATTTCTTCGCCACCGTCGCGATGGCGTCCTCGTTAAGATTATAGACAGCGCCATCCTTGTCAGTCCAAAGGGATGGTATGTTTACCCATTTTCCATTTTCATCTTGGAGAGTATGGCTTCTCTGGGTCGAGATAGACCCATCATCATTGCGGATGAATTCGCCAGGCTTAAATGGTCGCAGGTCCATTACATCATCCTCAGAAAAAATTTCGTCATCACTTACTTCCCATCCAGCCGACGTTAACGCCGCCAGTTCCAGAGATGCCGATGTTTTTGTTTTCCTTGACCGGGAGATGATCGATCATGACCGCAACGACGCTGATACGATCAGCAGCGCCAGCCTGAACCTTCAGTTTCTGGCTTGTTCCTGTCCCATCCAGATATCTGATCTTGGGGTGGAAATCATTGATGAAGACCGTTGTATTCGCCGACATAACCAGCGCGTTGTAAATGTAGTAATCCGCAGATCCATCGTTATAGATCAGCGTGAACGTCGTTCCTGTCCCGCACGAAATCGCCATGCTTTCGAGCGTCTTTACCTCTTTCGAGGCGCAATCAACGAGCGTATGTACAGAATTGTCCGCCAGGTTTTTACGATAGACAACGCGCGGGTCATCGGTGAGCGACGTAATCATGATTTACCAGACCCTACGACATCCAAGTCAACGCCCTGGTAGATCGTCCAAGACTCGCCCGATGGAATGGTGACAGTCGCTTTGTGCACGCGCCCGTCACCCCTCAATGGCAGGAAACGCGTCCGTGACGAAGGGCTAACGCCATTGCGTGCCCTGAACGCCTGCCCCTTGTAATCCGCCGTGGCGAGCGTGACCGTGTAATTGGCTGCATCCCCATCCAGCCTGCCACCGTTGACAAAGGCCCTGTCTGTGCCGTTCAATGATGCTTCGTTTGTCTCTAACGTGGCTTCCATCGCCGGCCCGGTGAGCATCGCCAGATAGCCTTCGGATGTCACGCCTCCGAACACCAGCGCGCCACCGTCAAAGATGGCAGAGCCCCAGGTAACGTTTGCGAGGTCTGCAATGGTCGGGAAGACTGTATCGAGCTGGCCGATGGTCAACCCGACAGTTTCCAATTTGAACGGGTCTGCCAAATCGGCATCCGATTGCGTCCATTGGTCCAATTGCCAATGATAGATGAGCAGCAGATATGTGCCATCCGTCTTTTGAACACGAAAAACGACGATCTTGCGCCCGAAATCAGCGGCGCCGACCATGGCTTGCCGCGCGTCCTCATCACAGACTTCGAGGATATAACGGTCCACCCTTTCAGCACCGATCGGCTGCATGTTGAGGCCGCGAAAGAAGCCGTCAGGGCAGTAGGTCACGAAGTCATCCTGCCCAATTAGGACAGTGGCCCATTTCGACGTCGAGCCGCGGTAGCCATTCAACTGCGTGCGGCGGAAGACATACTCCGAGTCAGGGAAGTTCATGATCTCGAACTTGTCACGCTGGATAATCAGCGCACCGCTTGAGATCGGGAGAATACGTTGAACCCCGTTTCCGTCGCCAAATGGCTGAACGTCGGAAAAGCGAATGCCAATATCATTTGAAGTCGGATCATCAAGCGCAGACCACTGAATTGAATTATCAGGCAGCGCCCGCATGGCAAAATCAGCAACAATTGCCCCGTCTGTCGCTACAGGAGCCGTGGCATTGTCCGAGAATACGGTATCGACGCCGATTTCAAACATCTGCTCAGGATCGAGGCCATTGCCGCAATAGAGCGTGTTGCCGTAAAGGAAAAAATACCAGCGATCCTCACACGTGTACGGTGCCGATGCCCCGGAAACATCCTTCCAAATCTGCGACGTGAAATCGAACTGGTAGAGCTTTGTCCGAGTGCCGACGAATATGCGCGTCGTGCCATCCAAGAGCCGAACAAACACGCCGCCGAGCGAGGCAGAGGGCAGGAACAGTTCATCCGTTGCGCCAAGCGTGCCGGTGATGAGCTCGATCAGGACGTTTCCAAGTTCATCCGTGAGCGCCGCCCCGTTTTCGTCCACCAATACCCGGATCAGCGGGTTTTGATCGGCCGGCGCCGGCATGGGCGCCCAGCCATCGGCAACGGGCAGCACGTTCATGATATTGCTTGACGCAGCCATGTCGTACCGGCTTTTGTCCGGTTCGAAGCGCGGGGCGGGGACTTTCACCATGCGTCAGAACTCGCTCGGAGTGACAAACCCCGTCCCAACGCGAGTATTCGTCTCGCTGTTCAGGCGCCAAAGTTCGTCTTGCTCTAGCGGCCTGTGAGCTTGGACAAGGGATACGTCGCGAAGCTTCCGTTGTCCCAATTGAGCGCAAACCCGTGCCCTAAGCAGATCAAAAGCTTCCGTCATCCACACGTTGCCTGTTTCGGCATCGTCGGCAGGCTCGTCCTTCATGATGTGGCCTACCGGACGAATGGTGTAAGCCTGGTCAGGGATCGGATAGAACCCGAGTGAACGATTGAAATAGCAGAATGCGCAGGGCCGGCCCGTCGCCTCGCCACTGGCTGTCAGCAACTCCCATTCCTTCGGATTGATTTCCTCAAGTTCCTGAGGCTCAGAGCCATCCATTAAATAGATTTGGTCGATCTCTATGAATTCTGGGATAGCGGCATCATCTGATGACGAATAAAGCTTTTGATCCGAAACGGTTGAAAACGTCTCGTCACGCGTCTCGTTGAAATAGAAACGAGTCCTCTGGTAATACCGGATTGCCCGCGATATTTCCGACGTGATCTGTGTCGCAAGATCGGTCCTGTCGAGATCGTCGGCGATTTCAGCTTTCAGGAGAGCAAGCGTCGTCATTTCCGCTCCTTGCACGCCTTTTCATGGAAGCGCAGCCCACGGCCAATCTTCTTGCTGCAATGCCTGCAGCAGCCCTTTTCGACCGGTTTTGTGGAGGTTTGCAGCCCTTTTGGAGAGTTGGGAGGCAAGAAATACCCTGCCTCCCAAAGTGTCATATAAGCCAAGTCCATTATGACGGGACCAACGGGAGCGAATACCATTGCGTTGTGCTCTTGGCGATGAAGATGGCCGGGATTGCGCCCGAAGCCAGCGACAGCGCGCCATTAGAGCCGATGGCATTGATCGTCGCCGCCGCGTCAGGCCAGACCTTGAGAACACCCGCAGTCGTGCCCTTGATAATCACGATCGTTCCCGCCGCAGGAGTTGCGGGAAGCTTTACGCCTTTGGTGCCATCAGCGCCCGTCACGACAGTGAAGCCAGACGAAAGCTGAGCGGCATCTGTCACCGTCGAGCCGGCCGCAGCCACATCGGCATTGACCGGGATAATCGGCATGGACGAGAAAGTCTTGACGCCATCGATGGTCTGTGCGGCGCCTGTCAATGGGACCGCCTGAGAGCCGTCAATAAACAGCTCCTTGGCCAGAACACGCATGTTCTTGGTGAAGCCGAAGATGCCAGAGATAGCCATGATGGTTACCCCTTACTTGTCATTGTCGGGGATATAGGCGATGACAATCTCAGCCGCACCAGTCGTCGCCGCAGTACCCGTCAACTGGACGGTTGCGGTAATGGTGGTGTCCACGGTCACATACCAGGTGTTGACGTTGGTCGCCGTGGCCGCCTCGTCAATCGCAACGAATGCCTTGGTGCCCAGAGCCAAGTCAGTCGCGTAGAGATCGCCTGTTACAGACGTGCCGATATCGAGCACATTGGTCGAGCCGGCATTGAACACCGTCCGAATGAACACGCCGGAGATCAGGTTGAGGATTTGGGAGCCGGCGGGGATCACCCCCACCGTCTTGACGACGTTATTATCGCCAAACACCACCCCCAAACGGAGGTAGTGGATCATCTGCTTGTTGAAGTCGCGGGCGACAGAGCCAGCCGTATTAGTAGCCATTGTCTAACCCTCCTTAGCTCGTGTGAGCGGCAGCGTAGGAAGACACGACCACAGTGCCGAAGTCGGAACTGTTGAACTGCGTCTTCTTCATGCCCCACATGGTGAGAATTGAAACTTCGAGCTTGCGCTTGTGATCGATCAGCTCTTCGTTCCAATTGTAGGTCGTCGGCCCGTTGTTCTTGCCGAACGCGACGACAGCGGCTTGCGCGCCGAGCAGAACTGCACGGCGGACGGTGGTGATTGCGGCGCCAGTGGACGAATTGACGCCCTGGGTAATATGATTGGCCTTCTTCAGGATCACATTGTTGTATTCGCCGAGCGCATCGGTGTAGATCGGGTTTTTCGAGTCGGAACCGCCCATGAGCGCTGCCTTCTGGATATCGAGCCATTGGCCCGAGCCAGTGTCGGTGCGCAGGTCCGTGACCTGGTACGGATGCAGATACATGACGTACTTGCCGCCGGAGATATCGCGCCCACCGTCCACGCCCATGACGTTGATCGGACGCAGCGGGCTTGACGCCGTTTCCGCCATTTCACGGGCATAGTCGATGTATTTCAGCGAGAATGTGTCGTCGCTGTCCAGATCCTCGTCATTGGTGGAGCCGGACTCGGTGACGATCTTGCGAGTGGGGGCGACGATCGTGTTGTTGCCGGTGAACTTCACCCTGGTTTCAGGCGTGTAGCCGCAAACGTGATTGAAGAAGGTCACGGAAAGCCGTTCCTTTTTCCACGTTGCGAGCCCGTCCTTGGCCGCAGAGCGAAGATTGAAGGAGACGCGCTGCGCGTCGATCGCCCGACCCGCGTTCGGGACTTCAACTACGTGACCGAGTTCGTTGATGGTCACGTTGTCAGAGTAGATCGACAGGCTTTCGCCGTTACCCTCAGCGATTTCGCTTTCGGTAAAGCCGTCGCCGGTCAGCTTCTTCATGAGCTGGAACTTGACGTTGTCGCCAGCCTCTTTCGAAGTCTCGGTTTTGAGCTGGATGATGGAGTTGGATTCGGTGCCAATGAGCGCGGCGATGTCAGAACGATAAACAACATCGTATTCGAGCGTTCGCGCCCAAAGCTTCACCGCCAGGGCGTCATTGACGCCAAAGGTGGTATTAGCCATCTGAATGTCCTTTCAAGACATTGATTTTTGGGAGGGGGAGCGCCAAAGCTTTCACGCCGCTAGGCTGGCGAAGCAGGCCCATTTAAAGCCGGGGTGCGCGGGCTGCGCTTGGATTACGGGCCAAGCCCCGAAGCAGGTCAGTTTAAGGCCGTGATGCGCGGGCCATGATGGACGACAAAAGGGCTAGTTGCCGGCCATAATCTGTTCAGCCTGTTTGCGCCCAGCGGCCGTCTTCATCAGTTCGTTGAACTGTGCGTCGGTCATCGCGACAAGCGCCTTGGCGTCGAGTTTCACGGGAGCGGAGCCGCCCTGAATACCAGACAGGCTCATATGCCTTTCCTGCTGTTCGGCGCGCTCCTGAATTGTCTTTGGTGCTGGCGCCTGCTGCTGAGCGGTCTGAGCGGCGCCATTTTGCTGCGGCTGGTAGCCGTATCCGTAGAACCTGGCATTGCGCATGACGAAATCAGCGGCCAATGCCGGGTCTTTTGGGCACTTGGCCGCAAGATCAGTGACCATGTTGAAATACCATTGGTCAGCGACGGCTTGACGCTGATTGTACGGGATCTGCCGGCGATCAAGTTCCGCAGCAATATCCCCGCGAATGCCATTGAAAGCGAAATCCATGGCTTCCTGAAGCAGCGGGTTCTGCGTGATGGCGACATTGATAACAGAGTCAGCTTCTTTGACCACGTTTAGCCGTTGCGCATGCGCCGCTTGTGCCTCGGCCCGCTGCTTTTCTGCCTTTTCCATCGCCTCAAGCTTTTGCTCAAGAGACTGGAACTTGCCGTCCACCCCCTCAAACTTATGGTCATAGAACCCGAGCGGGTCCTCGTCTTTGGAAGGGGGCTTCGGCGCGGCTGGCTTGTTCTGGGCCTCGATCGCTTGGTTGATCAGCGAAATTCGCTCTTCCAGCCTTGCGGTTTCAGCGGCCTTTTCGGCCCGGAACCTGGCCAGTTCCTGTTCAGCAGCACGGGCGGCGGCTCTTGCTTCTTGGACGGCGCGCACGTCCACCATTTTTTGCTGCTCGGGCTGCTGCTGCGCTTCCGCGCCAGTCTGCACCTGCCCTTCGTTGCCGTTGTCGTGCTGCTGCTCGACATTGCCCGCGTCTTGGGCGTCATTCCCAACGTTCAATGCGCCGAGTTCTTCGGCGCTCATGCCTTCATTCACGAATTCTGCTTCGGTTTTTGCCATCACTGTAGCCCTTGTGTTAGCCCTAATCCATGTGCCAGCCCAGCCGAGAAATTATACCCGGATGTGGCTTTCTCTAGTTCAAGTTTGCCCTGGTTTACGTCTGCATTCATCACGCTGGCTTGCGCCATCGCTTGGTTTTTCACTGCTTCAGACTGGTTTTTCTGCGCCTCGGATTGCGTTTTCTGCATTTCGGCGCTCTGCTGCGCTTCAAGCGCGGCCTGCGTCTTCTGCTGCTGCTCGGATTGGCTCTGCTGCATCTGCTCTGCCTGCTTCTTCAGCTTGTCCACGATGGTAGACGGCAACGGCGAGTATTCGAGCAAGGTCGTAAGCATGTCTGGCGGCAACGTCGATCCGAACACCGGCAACAACTGCATCATGATCGCCCAGGCCTGCTCCTTCTGGTTCGGCGAAGTCGGGGCATCATCCACGATGATATCGTATTCTTCCGAGGCCTGCTTAATGAGCGGTACATACTGAGCACCTTCCTCACCAACGATCTTGATCAGCCGGCCGTCGCTCAGATCATGCTGAATGTAGTAGAGCATGACGACGCCCTGCTCTTCTCGGTAATATTTCAACGCATCAAAATACGGCTGCAGGATCGTCATCCCGGCTTGCCGGCGTTGCGCCTCCAGACTTGCCGCCTGCCCTGCTTCGCGCAGGCCAAGCATTTCGACCGAAACGCCTGACGTGTCGCGGATAGACGAGATTGCGAACTGCGTGAGCTGCATAAAGCCAGCGGGGAACTGCGCCTGCTGTTTCGGCTGGATTTTCCCGCCCGAAATAGCACCCTGTTTCAGCCACGTAATAGACGACGGATCAGCGTAGCTTTCTTCTGCGTTCCGTTGGTTTTCGAATGCATCCTTTTCCGCCAGCAACCCGCCCTTGGCGTTGCTGTTCATGATATGCATGGTCTGGCTGAGCCACTTGTTAGCCCAGCGCTGCGGGTCTTTCATGGCCCGCACCATGCCATACCAAGTATTGCGGTTACGGTCCCGCTTGCCGGTGATGGCTTGGAAGCTGAACTTGTTCGGACATGGGGCCGGTCCATAAGACAGCACCACGTCACCCATGAACGCCTGTTTCCGCACCTTGCGGCGCATCATGACGCCCTGCATTTCCGTGCCCATCAGCGCCTTCATGCGGGCGTTGACAGTCTTGAACTCGTCAACCGAGAATTCGCTTTCCTCACCCGTTGTCGGATCTTGAGCAACGTAGTAGCTTTCGCGTTCAACCCACTGGCTGTGAACGATCGTCACCATGCCGTCGCCTGAGTCTTCCCCGCCCACGGGCTCGTCCTGAGCGCTTTTCAGGTCTGAGGCATTAGTTACTGTCGTCCATGTCGCATCCAACTGGCTCTTGTCATAGCCAGGGAACATAGCCATCGCTTCTGATACTGGAAGTCTACGAACACGGTGAACGCGCCTAGAATCTGTCAGATTGCGAGCCTTAGCATTGAAATCGTAATACATTTCGAACACATCGACGCGATCAATCGTTGGCTTTCCGTCCTTCTGCTCCTCGAAGTCGATCCGTGTTTCAGTCCAGCCGAGACCGGAAATCAGCATGTCAAGGAAGCTGTCTGACTCATGGGTTTCGGCGTTGGATTGGTCACGGAACCATTCCGCCGCGCCTGTGAGCATTTCGTTGGCGACAGCATCGCCCATTTCCCGCGGGATATATCGGACCTCGCGACGATTGCCGATTTCCTGCCCATGAACGCTATCGAGCACGGGGGCTATGCGGTTGAAGACGACGACGGGGCGCTTCTTCTTCTGGAGCGATTTTAGTTCTTCGTCGGAGTATTGCCGGCCGGCGGCAAACTCGAAATCCTCCTGCGCCTCTTTGCGCCATTCCTCAAGGTGATCACGGTCGTTGAGAAACCATTCCTTGATCTGCTGTGGGACTGGCTCACCCTTTGTGACGGGAGCGTTTACGTTCAAGCTGTCAGCCATTATCGGCAGCCTTCAGCATCTTCATAGCCGCATCAAAGCCTTCGCAGAAATAGTCTCCGTTGTTTGGCCCAAGAAGAACTCCGCCCTTGGTCGTGCCTCCGAAGGAATTCCACGCGGCTTTTGCTGCGTCAGAATGGCCAACAGAATTGAGCTTCTTGGGATCGATGGGCTTATTCAAACCCTCCTCGAACAACCACTGCTCTTTCACGGCATCTCTGATGATTATGCTGTTAGCCATGATTCCGTGCCGCTGTCCCTGTTATTGTAGCTCTCGCGGTGACGATCGCGCGCCTTTGGCTGCACCATGACTTCGTCCTCCTGAAATCCTGAAGACGTGAATGTCAGAAACGCCTTGGCGCCATGCGAATTGATGTCGTGGCGGGAATGGTCTTTCCAGACGCCGCGCACATCGTCCCACTCCTTGCGGAAGGACTTAAGACGGTTCAGCCCGATCGAGCATGAGGCCTCATCGAACTGGCATTTATGGAAGAACGGCCGCGCCTGGTTGATCTGCTGGATTTCCGACGCCGCCCGGTCAACGATGTTCGGATGAAACTTGAGGTTCGACATGACCGAGAGCGTCCCATCTGGGAGCCAAAGCGATTCACGCTTTCCGTCATGGGGAAGATAATGCTCACCAAACTGAATGCCGTGGCTTGCCTTCCACTCGTTCAGCCATGTGATGTAGTGGCCTATATACTCGCCTGAATTCTCGTAGTAGCCAACGAACCGATGCATGCCCTTGATGTATTGATGCAGCCAGATCGTGTTCAGATCGTTCCTGCCCAAATCCCAAAACGTGTTGACCGGATAGCGGGGGTCAACGGGAAATGTCCCAACGCGACCATGCTTGTAGGCTGCGGCCATTTCGATTGAGAAGTATGCACCTTCAAGGGCCTGCTCAAACGCTTCCTTTGGGGAAGACGGATATTCCCGCTTCATGTCTCCGAGCTGTGTTAGTTCCTTCTTGACGTACCAGGCCCGCTGCTCGTTGCTAAGTTCAATGCCAAGTTCGACCTCAAGAGTGTCAAAATATTTGTGGTCCTCGTCCGCAATGACAATGCCATCGGGATTAAGGACCAATCGCTTGTCGAGATACCACGGAAAGAAATGGAAGCTGTAATCCATATCCGTGACCGTGCCACCAGACTCCTTGAGAGCGATGGCGCGCTGTGTCATTTCGAAGAATGCGCCTTCCTGCCCTTCTGCCGTGGATTCGATGGCGACGAATTGGCCTGCCGCGACAGCGTTCAGCGCGCCAGTGACGATTTCTCGTGCCCGATCCGGGAACATTGCGCATATCTTGCCAAACTCTGAAACATGCAAGTATTGCAGCGTTCCAGAGCGCATCGAGGTGGAGACGCGCACCGATGAGTTATTTGCCAGCGTAAGCGTGTCAGCGCTATCCTGTGTGGCGCTGAGGCGCGATCTAAGCTGATCAGGTAGGTTGTCGAACGGATACTTGATCTTGTCGCGGAAGATGACCTTCGCATCGTCCAGCTTGTGAGCAATGACGCCGGCCCTGGTATTCGGATTGAAGAGGCAGGCGTCTAGATAGATCAGGCAGCAAAGTGTGGTGAACCCAAGCTGACGCGCTTTGAGGATGATGTTGAGCGCCGTTGTATCATTGAGAAACTGTAACTGCGCATCGTTCGGTTCGAACCTGACCTTCCTCGCTCGTTCATCCGTGATCCAATAGAGGTTCGATAGTCTCCAGCGTGGGTCCAGGAACTGTTCAGGGTTGATGGAGATGGTCATGCTGCAAAGCTTTTTCGGCGAACCTCAGATTCACGATACCCGGTCACGTAGCCAAAGCCTGGATTTTTGCCGTCCCATTTCACATCCCATGGGTACAGCTTTTCCAGCACATCGCCACCGTCAAAGCGGATATCCAGCAGTATCTCTTCCTCAACCGGGCACTCGCCCCCATTGAAAGGAAGCCAGTCGCGAGGCGTCACGCTGCAATCTTTCCAAAGGCGCGCTCAAACCTGATCTCCCACTCGTGGAAGACGCGATCAGAGCAGCCGGACGGACGGAGATCGGCAATCGCCCTCCTATCGTTGTGGTCGAGCAGGAACATGCGGTATATGTCCGTCTTGCAGTCCTCGAATAGGCCGCGAAGCCGTCCATCAGACATCGACTGATACTCGTTCATCATCACAACGAGATCGGAGACGGAGCGCATGACTTTCTTCGGCCGGATGGCTTTGACAGCAGCCGGGTCAGTCTTGCGGGATTTACCCTTTGGCCATGCCATTGAACTAGCCCTTTCAATTGGCGGTTGGTATAAACCTCGTGTTTAGGGGCATTTTCTCTGTAGCTTCGCGGCGAATTTCAACCACAGATAACCGGTTTCAGCGATCCGTGATCTTCTTGCCGCTCTCGGCTATTGTTGCGAGGAGAGACATGAGAGGGTCTGAAGCCTCGTGCTTGACCGAGACATTGTCCGTGAAAAGCCCCAGATGCCTCCCAAGATCGACAAGCGCCGCCTTTTTGTCGTGCAACTTCAACTTAATGCCGCCGCTCGTGTTCTGGCTGATTTCAGCTATCGCCGCTGCGGTTTCATCATCGATGTCATCGCTCGCAACCAACTGAACCTGATTTGTGACAATCCGCTTGATAATCGCAGTATCGCCGCCTTCTGGGTTGTCCTCTTCGGTAACAAGCGAGGACTCCCAGCGAATAGCCTTGCGGATGTCAGAAAATCCAATCTTTGCAAGCTCTTTCAACACGCGATCCGCGGTAATTTCCGTGCGTTCTGCGCGCAATTTCATCGCGGCTGAGACTGCTTTCTCAATCTCAACATTCTTCAACAGACGTTGACCCTGAGAATATGCAGTATCCTCGCTATACCCGGCCCTAATTGCTGCCTGAGTGGCGTTGAGATCAATGAGGTATTCACGGACGAATGCGCGTTGCTTTGGCGTCAGTTCGTTTTCCCATTGGTCATTTGCTGGCATCAGTAGATTGCCACCATATCAGTTGCTGTCGTGCTGACGGCATTGATGCGCCTGACGCGGATAGGCAGCAGCACGCCGGTTGGGACGTTCTTGAATGTGATCGGCGTATTGTCGGCCCCGACAGCAACGATATCGCCACCAACGCCAACGTATACAGCTCTGGTCAGCGCAATGTCGTTTGAGGCGTGCGGGGTGATAGCAGCGAACGAAGTTCCTGGTGCCAGGATGTTTCCTTTGCCCCCGAAATTGAAATTCGGATCTGTAAGAGCCATCTTGCGTTACCTTTCGGACGAGGGAAAGGCCCGGTGGTGAGCCGATCCTGGGATGAAAATAGGGTTTTGTTTGCCCTGAATATGCCGAACAAGAAACTGCTTAGCCTCTTCGCTCTCAAACATTTGCTTGGCCGGCCAGCCCTCTTCAATAAGCTTTCCTACTGTCTTTGCATAATCGCTCATCTTACGAAACTTTCTGCTTGATGAAGCGGTCCGGGTCAGCCTCCATCTCGGCAAAAGTCGTGCTATGAGATGTGCCGACGAAATCCTCTGGATGTCTCACGCGCCATATACCCCAGGCTGTGGCAAATATTGCACCCTGCAACTCTTGCAAAAGAGCGGCGTCCTTCTTCTCCATAGCGGCATAAAGATTGGGATAAAGGCTCTTCATCTCACGACACCACCCACCGCAGCGCATATCCAGCAGCAACACCAATTGAGAATGAGGTGATGACTACCATGAGGAAAAGACCAAGGACTCCTGCTGCGAATGGGGTGAGAGGCATTCGACACCTGCATCATCAAGAAGCAAAGATTCAAAGAATGATCCTGTGATCACGAACAGGAGGCAGAACGCAGCGTAAGCGAAATAAGTCTTCCACGGGTGGCGTAAAGACAGATCAACCAGCGCACCAATCATCATCTTCTCCCCAGCGGCGAAAGGTGTGGTCATGCTATTTCACCGTTGGCTTAACAGTGTTGCCAATGTGGGCATGCGACAGCCAGTCAATTCCGTCTTCCGTGGCCATCTCGATCACGAAAGCACCGTGATGGTCTTCGTGTGAGATGACAAGCCCATGCTTATGGCAGACGGCAATGATCTCATCCATGAAATCATCAATGCGAGAGTTCTCTATCTTTTCGCCTTTAGCTGCCCAGCGGATCACGCTGCTCACTCCTCGTCTCAGGAGGCTTCAATATACTGGATTCCTTGTGGTTTGGCTAGGATAGCTTGGAGAAATCGTTGTTGAACACTGACAAGTTAGCTTGGCTCATACTTTGCCTGTTGACCCACTGCTGAGCCTGGATGCTACGGATCAGGGATAAATCGTCTCTTGCCTGCTGCCACATCTTGCCGAGTTTTTCAAACGCCTCGACTAATTCCTCTTTCGAGAGATCTGCAATCGGCCGGCCTTCCCAATATGTGACGTACTTCAATGGGTCTTCGGCCATTTGTGCATCCTCGTTTTTCATCGGCGGATGAAACGAGGCCAGCCGTCCGCCGAAAGCTGGCCTCTCCGCCATTGCTGGCGATCAACCCTGTTGTCTTGGGAGGAGGAGAGACAACAGGGGATTTACAGATAGCTTGGATGAGCGCAGATAATTTTGCAGCCCGGCTTATCAAAGCCCTGGTATTTCAGCGGAACGTTGCACGTTCGACAAGGACGGCCAGCACTACATTCGCAAACGCTACCGGGGTCATGTTCAAATTCAAGATTTGCTGCCCATGCCTTGTTTGGATGCCGCTCGCATACCCAACGCTCATCTTCGCAGTTGGCACACTCGAATTTACTCCCCACGTTCAGCACCCCGGACTCGGCTTCATCGGCTTAGGTTTGGTTTTCTTTGCCATGATGTTTCCTTTCTCAGTTATTGTGCAGGCGATAATAGGCGATGGCGCCACTTCTCCAGCGGCTGCGATAGATCGTCGTAATGCCGTCGTTGCCGACAAACGCATTCGATCGGTCCCACAACGCCGCAGGGTTGCCGTAAGCAACGGTGCCGTTGTCAAAGACGACATCAACGAGGGCGTCTGAAGCTACCGGCATTGCGCCACCATCCCACCTCATCCAATCGTCGCCGATGTATTCTTTCTCGCAAACGAGATTTGACAGATCAGGAACCATTCTCATTGCCCCATTTACTTGCAAGGCTCCAACGGCCCACGGATGTATGCAAACGGCACGAGCTTTCCGCCCTCATCGGCTCCGTAGAGGATGACGACGGTTTGCTTGGCACAAGCAGCCTTTTTCTTCGGAACCGCGTCCTTGGCCTCCTCTGGCCGAATGGCGGGCATTCCCGTGTCGGGATGTATCGCGGCGTGCGCCTGATAGGTCAGCAGCACCCATACCGCCACGCCTGAGACGATGGCGAGGACTGGCAGCCATGCGGGGCGGTTCACGACTGAGGCATCCCTTCGATCATATACCGCACCATCGCTTCTGCCTGATTGGCGTCGAACAGATTCGTGCCAGATGGCTCATGCTTCATTGGATACTGCGTATGCTCGTTGAACGTCCGCTTGAAGCTGATACCGCCATCGGGATTGAAGTTCTCCGGCAGCCTCCAAGTCAGGAAGCGGTTGACCATGTGCTTGATCTGGTCTTCAGTCATTTGTCACCTGCGGGATACGAAAAACCAGCCGCGGTGGCGACGGGCTGTGAATAGGATTGCCGCTGTTTCACCCGCGTCTGTGCAGGGCCATGGCTTCGGTGTAGAGCACAGGGTTGGTTACCTGAACGCACCTTCGCGGCGCTCCAACTGCTTGCGGGCGCCGGTCACCCGGCCTTTCGGCGGTCTTGCGATCTGCCCGCGAAACTGGAGCCGGAAGCCGGAGTCGAACCGACGACATCTTGCTTACAAGGAAAGCGCTCTTCCAACTGAGCTATTCCGGCTTGGTGCCTCTCCGGGAATCAAACCCTGTCCTCCGGTTCTTCAGACCGGCGTGCGCATCAGCTACACCAGATTGGCATTCTATGGAGATCAGGACTGGATTTGAACCAGCATTATACTGCTTTGCAGGCAGTCGCGTAGCCCTTCCGCCACCTGATCCGACTTAGTTGCATTCCAAAATTGGTCTGGGTGGAGAGACTTGAACTCCCGACTCCCGCATTCCAAGTGCGGTACTCTAACCAGGCTGAGCTACACCCAGATTGGTTCCCGCGCCTCGGATCGAACGAGGATTGTCAGAGTCAAATTCTGAAGTCGTGCCATTAGACCACGCGGAAGCAAATTAGCTTTGCTGCGGTCGTTGTGGCTGGCGCTTCATTCTCTCTCTCCAAATCACCGAACCGTCATCGACAATTCCGGTGCTATCGAAATCTGTCATAATTCATTCCGGCCCCACCGTCAATCCCCTATGATATTCCGTAATATCTCACCAGAGCATTGGCAGCTATCCTGACATCACCGACAAGGTGTTCATGAAACTCGTCTCGGATGACGACAAACTGCAGTGCGCCCATGAGATTTCCGGTATGGTAGGTATTCGCGTCATTGATAGCGCGCGTCACGTCTCGCCACTTTCCGCGGATTTCAATCTCTCGATCGTCATCAGGAATACTCATAGCAGAGCCGCCGCTTGTCTTCTTCAAACTGTCAGGTACACACATTACGGTTCGGTATCTGGCGGCTAGCTCGCCGAAGCGCTGGAGGGCGCTATGCTGGTGCTCGGAAATCTCTTTGGACAGCATGAGCCGGCCGATCACGGTCCCTCTATTCTGCGCCCCTGCATCGTCAAGAGAACCGCCGAACAATTCTACGCGTTTACGCCTGGCTAGCACATCTGGCGCTTCCTGATGTTCTTTAGGCTCATAGATGCGGCCGTTGTCATTGCGTGCCACGTCTCGCTTGCACGGGCGCCCGCGCTTCGCATAACGTCGTTGCGCCTTCGTCTTTGCCTTCGTTACCATTTCCATCCGCCACCTTTGTGCTATAATGCGCTTGCCTGATTTGCGGCGTGACTTGATATGAACCCGGTGAGCGAGGATCAGTCGCTGCCGGGTTTATTCTCCGAACTTATCGAGGATCGAGCGTTTGGCATTTTCCAGCAGCCAAAGAAGATCTTTCGCGTCGTCAATTGACGTGGCGTATATAAGCTCTTCATCCGCATCCCAGCCTATGAGCAGCACGCCGTTCGGATAATTGCCGACATTTGCCCGAAGGACTTGATCAGGATTGATCTTGAGCGTGGTTTCGCCAGTGAACGGCGTTATGTTGTCACTGGCCATTAATCTTCTCCACCGCCGTGAGTATTGCCATGCAAAGAGCAATCGCTGGCCTCCCCGATGGTCTCAGGTCAATATCAGTTCCAAGGAATTCCAATGGATCAAGATGCGCCCATACCTCTGGCAAGTCTCGCTTCAAGCGCTCACCGTGAATTGGGCAATTGAAGTCCGGCATAACCCATGCGTCGTCTGATACAGAGCATGTTGCTACGCGCCATATCCATCCGGGCAGGATGTGCTTACATAGGGAGACGGCAGCGTCTATAGAACTAGTGAATAATCCAATTCCAAGATAGCCAGTGCATACTGGAATGCCATGCTTGTTAACGGCACCGAACATGGCGGCTATTTCCTTGTCCAACTCACTATCCGGGCCTGGCGCATTCTCAAGTCTTTCGATCAAATCTGAAATGGCTGTCATTTCTCGTCTCCCGACAATGACCGCATCAGCTTCCTGATAGCTCGGCCATATTCGATTATCCCGTCGAAGCGGCCTCACTGATAGCTGTCTTCATTCTGATTTTCCGCCGCACTCGGCTGCGCATCCATCGCGTCAACGATTGCCTGGTTATACGCCCTGTTAATCTCGTAGCGCATGCGGGATGTGGTGTAGCGGGGTTGATCGTCTGTCATATACTTATCCTTCCTGGAGAATATCGGCCACGCTTAGGCCAGCCGTTGTCATCGACAAACGTCATGAGAGTTCGAACGGACACGTTGTATCTTTCTGCGATGTCCTTCATCAGCATGTCGGATTGATATAACCTACCTATTTCCTCTTTCGGCAAATGGTGCCGACGCGCAGATGTCTTTGGCCTTTCGACATACCACCCGGCTTTCTTGGCATGCTTGAATGCCGTCGTTTGCGGGATGCCGCAGGCCCTTGCCGCTTGGCTCATCGTCTGCCCAGAAAGAAACCTGCGCTTCAGATCTTCAAGAAGCTCAGGAGTAACCGTGAGGCGCCCTTGCACTGGCCCTCGATCTTCGCCAGTCGCCCCGCAATAGACGCCGATATTATGGAAAACCGTGTGGTGATCCTTGCGGAAGTATTTGCCGATGGCCGGATATTTCCATTTGAATTTCATGCGAAGCGTGTAGAAGATTTCGCCGCGCAGCATCACAATCCTGTCACTCGCCCGGCTCCTGACGCGCAATTCGGCAAGCGTGACGTTATGTTTTGCGCATTCCTCCAGAATGTAATCCACGGCCGGAGACTGACTCGCGCGGACTGGCGCGATAGACTTAGTGACTTTTACCTGGCAATCTAATGCCATAAGACAGGCGGCTGGGGTCGGAGCGTTCATCAGTCTTTGCCTGCGCTCCGCATAGGCTTGCCGCATTTCGTCTTCTGAGGTGTATGTAGCGACGGCGATCATGTCGACTCTCTCACCAGCCGGTAACCGCGGAACCTCTCCACAGCCACGGTCCAGCCTACCTTGCGTATTTTTTTCTTCGCCTTGCTGACATGCGTTTGAATGCATTGCACCGCGTTTTCAGGCCCTCCGTCCAGCCTGTCGCCATAGACGAAATCCACCAGGCTGTCATTGGTCACGATGGCTCCGGCCGCTTGCCGCAGACGCAAGATGATGTCGTATTCCGCCCTTGGCAGTTTGACGCCATCTATCTCAGGCGCATATGTGCTGCCAGTGTGGTGAAACCCGCAGTTTGGGCATGTGATCGTCATAGTTTCCATCCCCAAGGAACAAGTGATTTCTGCGCCTCTCTGTCGCCGTCTAATGCGCGTCTGAGTGTGCGTAGTAGGCCCATCATCTTCATGCGATGTTCGTAGCTGTGATTGTGCTGTGGTTCTTCTGTCAGACTGCGACGGATGTTTGGTGATTGCTCATGCTCGATTAACAGCATCTGATATCGGCATTGTTCGGCGAACTCCGCCGCGGACGGCGCAAATGTGTGGTTGTCACGATTGACGCGCCTTTGAAGATACGCTTTCATCGCCCTGTACATGGATTGAATGCTAGTCCCCTCGGCAGCGATAATGTAGGCGCCCATCTGCGTATCCGGGTCAGTGCCGGCCGATGACGGGAACCCAGACAGAAGCATCGCTATTACCGAACTGGGCGTCATAGCTTCGCGCTGCATCTGCGATCGTCCTTCGTGTTGATTGTGAGAATTGCCGCTGATCCTTGCGGACTTCGTTCTGGAACCATGAATTTTTTATCGCCCTCCAGCCGCGGAGGATTTGCATCTCTGCGGCGGCTACGGGGTCTCCAGTTGCTATATATTCCTTGACCTGGAGCTTGGCCGCATATTCAGTTAGCGGTTCCCGCAACGTATCGCGGTGCTCAATAACGGCCGCCGCTAATTCCTCGCCAAGCACGGGGATAAGGATCGGCATGACCACTGCCGCGTCTGTCCGTTTGGTTGAATGTCTGCTCATGATTTCCGCCTTTCAGTTTGTCCCGGAGAACCTTCACTTTCTCGGGATAAGGGTAGCGCTGTCTGTTCTCGACAAGCGCCGCTATGAGAGCGTCTGCATCATCGTCGTTATCGGTGAGTTTGATCAGTGGCGCGTGGCTGACCTGGGGGGAGCGCTGCGCAGACGGTCTGGACATCAAACCTCCTCCACTTTCCAAGCCGAGAACTTGCGATCGACAGGAGGAGGAATTGCCCGTTCTGGCTCCCACCCATTAGTCACCAACCGTTTGTAAAGTGTCGCGTAGTTGATTCCTGTCAGCCTGCACCATTCGGGCATGGCCATCGTTAGGCCATGCGCCGTGAACTGCCTCACATCGGTTCTATTCAGTGCTTGCGTGGCCAAATCTGCCCATCGGCAATTTTCAGGGCTATACCCTTTCAGGCAGTCAATGCGATCCAGGGACATCTCGTCTGGGCATTCGCCCATATCAGCCAAGAAATTCTCATAGGAATTCCATCGCTCACATACAGTTATTCCCTTCGCACCATAGTTTTTGTAGGAAATATTTGACTTCTGATAACATCTGCGGCGCATGTTCTGCCAAACTATGTTGGTCTTGGTGCGCGTCTTTCCATGCTTCAGATTCAACATCCCCGCCTGGGCATGAACCTCGGCAAGACGACATCCGCAGCTTGTCGTCACGCCCATCCTCAAGCTGCTGCCTTTAATTAGGCATTCTCTCCCGCAGTCGCATACGCATTTCCAATGCAGAAGTTTCTTTTCCGTATGCGCCGGTTCAATTACTGTCAGCCTTCCAAACTTATGCCCTAAAATATCAATGCGATTGGAACTTGGTTTCCCCTTGGGCCATCCCATCTTCAAACCTCCACGATCTTGACGGCGGGGAACACCGCTTCCACGAACGCCTTTTTCAGCTTGTATTCCTTGGTGCGAAAGCCTTTGGCGTCCTCTACAATGCGTCTCTCTCCGTCAAAATAGGCGAAGTCCGCCTTGTAATAAGCTTGCCGGCCGCTATCGTATTTGACGGGATTGCCACGGACGACGAAGTCAAAGCGCGGCTGTCTTTCCAGATGCGATATTGCCCCGGCGCGTTCGAGCAGCAGAAGTTCCTGATAGCGGTTTGCCTCTTTGGCGCTATCGAACTCGATGCCGTCGACAACCGTCTTCCGGTTTCCGTATTTGCTGCGCTTCGGCTTGGCTTCCGCTAGAGCGGCGCGGTACTGTTCGGAGGCCTTGGTCATGCGGCGTCACCTAGCGCAAGCGCGGCAGCATTGCGAAATAGCTCGGCATCTTCGTAAAGGCTTGGGTCATCCATGCGGGCATATTTCCCCCATCCCTTTTCCAGGGAAATGACCTCGAGACCCAGCCTGAGTGCCTCTTCCAGCCTAGCGATACGATCTGAGACCCCACCAGCAAGAGCTGCCGTCTGTTCCTCTGTCACATTGCACCTCCAAAAAGCGGCCCTGCATCGTCGTCAGTCAGGCCCTTGCGCTTGATAATTTCCCGGCGTTTCTCATCCGGTCCGGCGAGGCAAAGCCGCATGCGCTCAGCGATATCTGCCTGATATTCCAGCTCGCGCTCGATGAGGATGGCTTTCATTCCTTCGCGCCAAGCCGCCTCGCCCGTCGTTCCCGTACCGGCGAAGCAATCGAGCACCGTGCCGCCGGGAGGCGTGACAAGCCGAACCAGATATCGCATGAGATCGACAGGCTTGACTGTCGGGTGTTTGGAGCCTATCCGGTCATCGCTATCTGCCTTTGATGAATAAAAGAAGCGCGCTGCCGATCCGCTGTCATTGCGCCTCATTCCTGGCAAGGCTGCGAAGTTCGTTGAGCCTTTGTCAGAATACCGAGCGTCAGCGCATTTCTCCCCATGCCGGTTCATCTTGCCGTAGACAATGCCGGTTTTGTTGCTTGGGGCGCTAGGATCGATATCTTGCTGCTGTCCAGGCGCCTCTGGGAACGCGTCAAGCACTTCATCACTGCCATCATGGATGAGATTGGCCGGCCATCTACCGTTCGCCGACCCAACTAAGACACTTACGGGAGTCCAGCCATCGTCCTCGTGAGGGAAATCATTGCCACCACCACGCTTCAGATTTCGTGTGTCGGCATCGCCAACACGGCATCCGTCAATGTTGATCGCCCCCGTGCCATGCTTGATAATATTGGCGGTCCCATTCTCTTCGCTGAATGGCTTTTGCCCCATGAAGATCGGCTCGATCGCTGGCTTGAGCGCCTGCCCGCCATAGCGGAATCCATCGAAGCCTTCGGCCTTGATCCTGGTTGCCTTCGGGAAGCCTGAACCGAACACCCAGGCAATCATCGGATGAACGACAAACCCGGCGTCCTCAATCGCCACAGACATGCGCCCAAAACCGCGCGTGGATGCGAAGGCGAGAATGTATGCGCCAGGCTTGAGAACGCGATAGATGGCCATCCACGTGTCAACCCGAAAGGCTATATCGCCACCATCCCACGTCTTGCCCATGAATCCCGTCGCATGTCTTCCATAGTCGTGCTTGCCAACGGTCGCCTCTGTGCGTGGTGGCATATCCCCGCCAAAACGCTTCACGATGCTGGTGAGGTGATAAGGCGGATCGACAACGCAGCTATCGACGGAATTTTCTGGCAATGATGCGAGAACTTCGATGCAGTCGCCCGCATGAAGCAAAACGCGTCCGTCAAGAAATGAAGCTGCTGTCATTTTCTCTGGAACCTTTCGGAACCTCTGCAGTTCGACGCTTGTCATCGTGGAGTGCGTCGTTTCTGCTCTTTGGTGGAAAAGACTCCCCAACTCTGTTAGGGCTGGGGAGTTAGGTGGGCAACTGGGAGGAAGTGTCGCCTAGGGAACTTCATGCCGCTTCGTTGAGCGCTTCTTTCATCGCCCAATATTCAGACATCTTGATTTTTCGTGAGCCATTGGGTTTGTATGTGCTGCCGATAGGAACCGACAGAAGAAGGCAGCCACCAACGTACTCCCATGATATGTAAAGAACGCGCTGACCTTTCCCGTATCCAGCAGAGCCGCGGTCAACGCCGCCATTTTTGTCATACATGGCGTGGAAGTCATACATATTTGGCATACGTATATCTGTAATGCGCTTGGCTAGTTCCCTTCCTTCCTTTGTCGTCTTGCGGGGTAGATAGAACGGCTCGTTCTCACGAGTGTACCCTTTAAGAATCCATCCGGTAGGCGGTTCGCCTTCGAAGATAACACCCCCCATCGACCAGCCGTTTGATGCGGAAGATTTTCCGCCAAGCTCTCGCGCAAGAGATATCATCGCATCAGAAGCAGCTTGGCGTCGGCTGATGAAATCAACCGCTTTTTCCAAGTCTTCTCCACAGGCAACGTAATATTCGCGCTCATTGTCCATTATCATTCTCCCTTAGCTCTGGGGCGATAAAAAGCGCCAACGAACGCGCGTAGCGCAGTATTGAACGCGCTGCTGAAATCCGGATCACTGCCCATAAGGAGAGCTTCCGCGTTGGCAATGAGTTGGTCGTTTGTTCTGATTTCTGCTCTGGCATAGGACACCCCGGATATTTCTTCGACATCGCGGAGTTCTTCTCCGCTTATGGATATGCGAGGGTCGCCATACCAGGCGTCCTTAGTCCGCGTGTACGACCACCCAAGCCTACGGGCAGCCACGCGAATTCTATCCTTGACGTTAACGCCGCTTCCTGGGGGAGCGATGTGCGTCCTCAACGTGTCTGCGGTGAAAGCACCAATACTCATTTCGGATTTCTCCAACCGGTATTCTGACATTTACGAAGCCCTTTGTTGCATGTTGATCCTCGTCAACACCAACACCGGGCGCTTACAGAAAGGTAACGATAGACGCCGCCCCTTCTTGCCGATCTGTCTTGCCCGGTTCAGGGTAGGAAGAGCCGAGTATCCCCAGTCTCTTCCTACCCTTTGGCCCGCGCGCATTGGATCGGCGGTATGTATTCACTGGCAAAGGCGGCGGTCGCCAAACTCTACCGCCTTAAAGCCATGTCTAGATCACCCTAAGTAGCCACGTTGCTGCCGCTCCATAGGCGAGCGTTACCGGCACAACGACGAATAGCCACCTATAGCTATTGTCTGGAATGTGAAGAATGCGCATGAACAGTTCTGTCGTCTTGAACACGATCCAAACAAACGCCGCGCAGACCAGGAAGACGACGAACACGATTTCAGGCGTCGAAACGAACCACGTCACTTCGTCACCCCATTCTGTTCGCGGATGAACTCCAGCATGTCGCCTTGAATGGCTTCTGCGAGTTCTTCCTCATCGATCTCAGCGCCGGAAGCGTACTCGTTGAATGATGCATTGCGCAGGAATAGCCACCAGATGAGAGCCGAGATGGCGATTGAAGCAATGGCAAGCCAAAGGAAAATGATCATGTCATGCTTCCTCCAGCACTTCGGCCGGAGCCGTGTTGAGGAGCTTGGTGAAGACCTCGATGGAAACTGGACGAACAGGTCTGAAACCGCGCCAGTGACCGTTGTGGAATGGGCCAGTCTCATCAAAATAGAAGAATACTTCGGCTTGAGGGAACAGACCTCGCATATCGTCCAATTCGATCATGCTGATCGTCAGCACCATTCCTTTGCGAAACCGCGGCAGACCACGGTCGTGAAGGATGATGCAGGAGTCCGCTACACAAACTACGTGATCGCCAACCTTGGCATTCCGTACCCAATCCTCCATGACCTACATTCCCCCAACGTCGTTGATGATCGGCATGTGCTCTGCGGCCAGGATGGAGACCGCAGTCTTTCGAGATACTGCCTTTGGAGCACGCTCAAACAGCCAGTCGAATATGTCGGTGGCGAGTGCCTTGCCGTCGTGTTCTGTGCCGTGCATCATGGTGATGTTGGCGTCGGGATCGTATGGTTCCCATTGGCCGGTGAGAGTGTCGTATTGGCGGGGCATCTATGCTGCCTCCTCAGCGAGTTGCTTGCGACGGATAGTCAGCACGAATTGCTCATCGCCAGCACCAAAACAAACCTCTGCTTCGTCGCCTACGCTTGGCAATTTTCCGCCGTCGAATGCGTATTGAACGAGGACTTGGAGAAACTCGTTCATGGCGTCTCTCGTCTCCAGAGCGACGTCCTTGTCCTTGCCAAATCGAGCGAGGACAATGCGCTTGCTGAGCGGAGCGAGACGGATTGCGTAGTTGTTCATACTTGGCATCTATGCGGCCCTCTCGCTTTGCAAAGCCTTCTCAAGGTCTTCGAGGAATTCCTTCGCGAAGAGCAACACAACGACAATCGTAAGAAGAGCGTCGATTTGCCAAAGAACCGTCACGGCTCTCCAGATGCAGACTACCCAGACGACGCAAAAGAAAAGGTGATAAAGCGTTTTCATCTATTCGCCTCCCCTGCGGATGGCGGCGGCGATGATGCCAGCCATCATGCGCTGGTCATTGCCAAGCCTGACATCTCTGGATTTGCTGTCGGCGATCTTCGCGCACTTCTCGCGCTCTGCTTTTGCAATCTCCGTGTCGGTTGCCCGATTGACGCTTTCCTTGAACTGCTGCCACGCCTCCAGCCCCTTCACCGCAGCGCCGATAATCTCGTCTCGGCTTTTCTGTGTGGTGTAGTGCTTGAGATCAGAGCCAGCGGATTTGAGGATAGCGCTGGCGAGTTCTTCCGCTGCCTTGGTGATGTCGGTGGGGGCGGACATTCAAAAATCCCCCGGCGCGACTTGGCAGCAACGAATTCCGTTCTCGCGCCACATGGAAACAACGCTCGCACGGTCCTCGAACACCAGCGACGGCTTCACATCGCAAGTGTCCAGCCATTCCTTTTTCAGGATAATATCGGGGCGGTGATCGCCCTCGTCTCGCATGCGGAGAGTGATATAGCCAATGCCATTTTCGTCCAGCCAGCGACATGTTTTGATGCGGACTTCAGACGAACGCCCAGTCCAGATTTCGACATGAGCACCGGTTGCATTGAGCGCGCTCAGAATGCGGACGATTTGCCAGCATGGCTCGTCTTTGTCGCATGCGGCATAGAAACCTCGCCAGTCCTTCTTCTCCCGATCGATGAAGTGGTTGCGGTGCTCTGTGAGCGCCAATGTTCCGTCGAGATCGAAGACGACGAACATGCGTTTGTGCACGGCAGAGACGACCGCTTGTTCTGTAATTGGGAGTTGCTCGTTCATCCCGTCACCTCATTGGAGCGGATATGAGCCGGGAGACGGCGGGAGATGGGATAGGGGGAGAGGGTCATGCTGCCA